CCGAGGACTGGCGGGTTTATAAGGGAAAAACACTCCTGTCGGAATTCGCGACCGAGGCAGAGGCACGGGAAGAACTAAACAGGAGAGACAGGACGCCCAGTGCAGGGGCGCCAATTTGAACTTGTCCTGTTTGTTGACGTCGATGCCCGGGGTGGACAGCAGCAACTTCACTGCATCCGCGTGAAGCTCCAGCTCCAGCTCCTATAACGGACCAAAAAAAAATTGTTATAGCGTAGGAATAAATTCCCAATTAAGGTCTTCGCATATCAACTTCCAAATAGCATCCTGCGACCGCAACTTCTCTGCGCTCTTCAGCAAGGGAAAAAATGGAAGGTAGCGGTCTTCTCCGAGCAATTCACAGAACTTGTATAAGACATACGGGTAGCTGAGAAAATTGGAACGACCAGAGGGGGCATGCCGGTCGAATGGTGCCTGCACCTCGGAAAACATCTGCCTCAAACGCGTCTCCAATTCCAGACTCAGCGTGGGCGGATTCTTACCGCTCACGATTGACGTTATGTATGCAACGTTCTCGTAATATTGTGAATGTCGAAGCTTTTTCAGAATGTCCCGGACCTTCGAGTTCGTTATTTTTTCTAATTGAATGCGCTGCTTTCGAATTTCCAGACGCACTTCTTCGATGACGTTCTCAATGGCCTTCTGGTTGCAGTGTTCACGCGCCTGAAATTGGTTGAGCCATTCATTGAAGTGATTCAACCGCTTGTAGCTGTACGTGCTCGGCTTTTTCAGTTCCTGTTCTTCTGCAAAGCCCAGCGTCTGAGTAAGGTGGAATTCGGTGAATCCACAGCCTATGCACACGATTTCAGACCTCGCAACGTCCTGGCGAAAGTTTTGCTCTCCGCACTGCGGGCACGAGGAATTTGAGGGCGTAGAATAGCGTTGTACATTTTTTTCGAGCAGATCAGAGAGTGTATTTTCGTGCGGCCTACACGCCTGCAGATACTCGAAGAATATGTCTGCCTTCTGGGATGCATCCACGGCATTGTACCGCTGCAGGAACGGCAGCGCCCTCAGAATGTAATCGTTGCGTTCGTTTTCGTCCTCAAGAGACTCTATTGTGTTGTGATAATGTTCCGCTAAATTAGACATTATATTATCGTATCAAATTATTCTCTAGCCTTCCACGTTGATCTTCGGTGCCAGATAGAATTTCAGCGTGCCCAAGTCAGCAATATTGTATTCGAAGACGAGCGTGTTATGTTCTCCATTTGAAGAACAGTGATGTGTGAGTGTCACGGACGGAGAGACGCTGCTCGCCTTCATGAATAGGCACATCATCGACAACATGTACGTGTCCTTGAGCGTCTTACCCGTGTAGCTGTCGTCCTCAATCTCAACCGTGGTGATCTGTTTAGCGTAGTCGCCCTCACATACGAACTCAATGCTCCCTGGGCTCCGGACAATGACTAGATCCTTCCCTATGTGCGTGCAATCCCGGCAGAGTCTCTGGAGCTCAAGAGAATTGTACGTCGTGACCGCCATCGGATTGAGCAATCCGTCGATGTCTTCGTACAGCGTCTGATTGATGTCCAACACCTTGAGCTCGAAACGCGACCTAGACTTTTTGTTGAGATTCTCGATTGTGATTTCGAGCGTGTGATGGGCGGTCACGGAAAGTACAAGTATATCGTTATTCGTTATGGTCTTCAATAGGCGGAACAGCTGGTTGCAGTTGACGCCCACCACAACTTCGCCGGCGACATCGTACTCCTCGAACTCCGTCGCTTTTAAGAATAGTTGGACGTATGAGACTTGCTGGTTGTCCAGCGACTGGATAGACATTCCATCTTGGTTAAATACAATATTCGCATCGATGAGAATCTCCTTGAGCGTTTCGAAGATTGACTTGAATGCCTGCGACTGAACGGTCTGGATCCTCATCTCATATCTTAGTAGTATACGCTAATCCTTTATCCCCTACCTTTTGAGAGATCTTTTGTTCCAACTCGGGCGTCATTTCGGCACCCAGTGGCTCCCCCATGTCGTCCATGAGCATGTAGCGAGAGCTCGGCATGATCCCCTCGCTCCCGAACGGGGCGGCGTCGATGTCCCCGGCCGCAATGTATTCGATATTTGTTGGTATCAACGAGCGCACGTAAGCCTTTATCTCGTTCCCGACTCTGATGCTTCCATCCGCAGTGACGAGCGTGGGGACCCGGCTGACCACTCTCTCGTATGACTGAGGCAGGCTGTGTATTGAGATGTCATACAGCCTCGTCTTCCGGGCGAGCGGTTCGTACCCTCGAACGAGGTGGAGGACCTGCGCGGAGTGTGAACATTTGTTGGAGTAGAACAAGACGTTTTCCATTTTGATTTATTTCACAAAAAAATATCGTACAATATTATACAACAACAATGCAGAAAATGTTGATCGTAATATTCTTTATGGCCGCCGCCATCGTCGTCGCGACCCTGAAGACCAAACGGTCTTCGTACGTCACCGGCGAAAAAATCGCAGACTCTCACTACGACATGAATGAAAATCCCCCGCTGCCTTCCGTCATGGTTAATATAGTCAACGAGATAAGGAACGTGTTCAAAAGAGAACACAATGCTCTCGTAGAACCCGTGCTCACGGTGTGGACCAGGTCTATGACCGCCGACAAGATAAAGCACAGGTCACTGCGCGCCGACTATTACAACCAGGTCGCCAAATGTAAGAAGTCGCGTGACGCAAGGGAGATCATCCAAAATTTCAACGAATTTCTTTCGCTCTTGGACAGCCGCATAAAAGAGCGGATCGACACAATTCGGAACTACTTTCGCAAGAAGAATAAGCGGGACATAAAGGACCTCGGACTGCACCTGGCCTTTTCGGAAGAGATAGGAATCTTCTACACGGTGGAGAAACGCGAGTACGAGCGACGGCTCGACAAAATAGTCGAAACTCTAGGGACGGAAGACGTCGAGAAGATCAAAAATGAGTATACGGAATTCCAGGAGTGGATGACGTCCGTGATGGACAACACGGCATCCATGCCGCCCTTGCGCGTCCAGAGGAGGCTGGATGCATTTGAAAAGGTCACGAAACGACTAGGGGGTCTCGTGATTCGGGTCATCAAGCGGAGCATCATCATCGACCAATTTCATAACCATGACAGGGTGATATTGAACGTGAGGAAGGCCATGAAATCTATACGAGACAATGGCTATCCGGACAACCACGTCATCCAAGTCAAATCCCTCACAAAGGTCCTCAAGTATCTGACAAAGAATGCTGGACCGAAGCGCTCGCTACTCCGCAACGATCATAAACAGCACGAAGACTTCATTATAAACATGACACGGTTTATAGAAGGAATCAAGAAGCCAAACGATAGCGACGGAATTAGGCGCATAGACTCTATGTTAAATCCCATATTTGATCAAGAATCTTTGGTGCCCAAGCTCTACCTCGTCCGGATGGTATTTTTTATGGTCAAATCAAACTACTCAGTGGAAATCGATGCGTTGTGTTTCGCAGATAGCAACCAATGCACTGTAAAGGGACTGACGACCAAACCGAATGCGCATACCGCACTCAAGCCTGGTTTCGGGGACCCGGAGTTCGTAGGGCACCGTGAAATCCTTGAGCGTGTCAATGTCACTATAAAAAATTTAGACGACATAGTTAATGAACGCGCATGAACTTAATAAAATCATACAACGGAAAAAAGATATCAGAAAACAAATATATAGAGAACTTTATCACAAGATATTTAACACATTAAAGAAAAATGTGGAGGTGGGGAGGAAGCGGAGCGTTGTTGTCATTCCGCGGTACCTGATGGGATTCCCACCTTATGACATTGTCCACGCCGGAGAATATCTCAGGCGCCAATTCGTCCTGGCCGGTTTCGAGTGCACTCACTCCTCTGGCACGCTCGTAATCTCATTGAAGAAGATGTCCAAAACCTTGGAGACGACGGCGCCATCAAACTGCGATGATTTTTCGAGTTTGGTAAATCTGAAATCCATAGCGTCGCAATTATGATAGATTTTTATTCTAACTTGTGGTTATACGATGAGTGCCGCGGCGTACATGCAAGCAAGGGATGAATTCACGCGGCAGCTCGACGAGATTGTGTTGTCCCAGGTGAAGGATACGTTGGTCGATTTGTATAACAAGGCGGAGACGATCGAGGCATTCGAAGAGGTTTTGAGGGACGTATCGAAGTGGAGCGACACTCAGATCTCTGAATTCGTCACGTCCGTGAAAAATCGTTTCGAACAGATAGAAGAATTGATTTCGGCGATCTTCGTTGCGACGATACGCGTGCTCACGGAGGCCAAGGCGTCCGGGAAATCCACCGAAAACATCCGCGTCCAGCTCCCACCATACAAGGTTGTCATTCACAATATTTTTAAGCGGTGTTGTGCGATCGTGTTACGGACTCCGGATGTATTCACAACGGCACATGACGAATACGACTTGGACGACATTCTCTCTCTGAAATTTCACGGCGTCACCAGTGACGTCGTACGGAAGATGCTTCCGATTCAAGATATCTTAAGATTCATTACGCGGCAAAGGAATAGTATTTCGCTTCAAGATTCAGATGATAATTCAGATGACGACAGCAGTGAAAGCGAAAGCTCAGAAGATGATGAGGAGAAGGTTATAAGCGATGCCGGGGACACCGGGGAGGCAGGGGAGGCAGGGGACGCCGAGGACCCCGAGGACGCCGAGGACCCATCGGACTCTTCGGACTCCGAGGAAAACGTACTGAATTCTAAATCTGAAATTTAAGAATAGAATGAAAATTGATTTTATTAAAAATTAAAAAAAACTATGCATTTTTTTTAATTTTTACGTTCCATCAGAAGATGGTAAATTTTAATAACTTCCTCCGCGCGCTTCATACCTCGTTCGTCGGGCAAGAAGATATGAGTTGATGCGTTTTCTCTGGCGATGCTAAGTGCCGTTTCTGCATCTATGCCTACCCTGTTCACATCGATCTCCGGGGAAGCCAGAAGCAACTGAACGATTTCTACATGGCGCATCGTCGATAAAAATAAGACTAAGTTCTTCGACTACCTTTGAGATCCGAGATTGCCCACCGGGACCAAGAGGAGAGGGTCCTAGCTTCGGTCTTGGGGAAGGAGCTTGAGGACTGTATTGCTTCTTGCAGCACTCGCAGCAGAGTCTCATCACGATTGTGAGGGCCCCTCTGACGAAGTCTTCTAACCCTCCCCTTCCCCCAACTGACAACGAAACCTAAAAAAAATGAAAAAATCACACATGTTAGAGGATTCTTTTTTTATTAAAATTGAAAGAAATAATGGATGTTGTCGAAAATGAAAAGTGTTCAGGTTGCAAGAGGTTCGAGCCGCTGAGCGCATTTGCGAGTGAGATGCGTCAAACCCCTTATAAGACATGTGAGACGTGCAGGGAGGCTATGAAAAACCGTCAAGAACGGAACCGATTGGAAATGAATGACAAGTTCTTTAGGTACATGCAGAGCACACGCCTAAAAAACTTAGTTAGAAACCTCGGCCCGGAGAAGGAAGACCACCCCGAAGTCGTCGAGAAGGCGCTGGAGATTGCGAGAGCCCGCAATAAAATATCAGCCTACGCAGAGGTCGTGAAGGAACGTATCGGCGAGGCAAGGTGGCTGAAATGTCAAGGCTTTGCACGCGATGGCTGTCTTGAGATTGACCACAGGCCAAATGCCAATGGCGTAGCATTTTCGGATGCATTTAAAGCCTTCTACCAGGCAGTGAAGGATGGCGAACCCTACGAGGAGCTTGTCGCGGATTTGCTTCATCCCGAGAGGATCCACCCGTGCTCAAAAGAAGAGCACGCCAAGCTCACGAAGGAGGAACGGCAAGAGAACGCCAAAGGAAGTGCAACCTGGTATGAACGGTTCGGCCGGTGGAGGGCGCAGTTCATGGTGAACGGTGAAAACAAACATGCTGGATTTTACTGCACGAGGCAGCAAGCACTGGACGCGGCGAAGGCCGCCCGGGCCTCCTTCATCTCCACGGGGCACTACGAGAACCCGCCCAGGCGCAAGCGGAACGCTCTCGCGGTCGTGGAGGGCCCCGAGGGTCCCGAGGACTGGCGGGTTTATA